CGAGTTTAGCCTTATTTTCATCAATCGCTTTACCGTAATCTTCTATTTGCTTGGCTGCTAATTCGAAGTAGTTTGTTCCGGACAGGTTGGCTAAAATGGCGGATTGCTGATTCAAAAGGGCGTTGATGCTTTCCAGCGCCTTGATTGTAGGATCTTCTTTATCCGATTTTGTCAGCCCGATAATGTTGCCAATCACGCCAATACCCGAAGCAACCGCGCCAATCATATTCCCGGAGGCAAAGTTCTCGATCATTGTAGAGGCGTTGTTTGCGATATCTGCCATCTTCCCGACTGACTCCCCAAGATCTTGATCGAACTCACCTATGGCATAACTCATTGCTCCCAGAATCTCCCCCGTATCACTAAGACCATTCGCCAAACCTTCGAACAAAACGGTTTGCTTCATGTACCGGTCGTTCTGGTCTTTGATAGCATCGGCCTGCTTCTGCGCCTCCGTTGTTTTAGCCTTGGCCTGTTTGAGAAGTTTATCGCCTTGGAATTCCTGTTTTGTCTGCTCTTTTGTAATGGTTTGGACTCCGCCCAGCGTTTCTTTTGCCGAGAGCGGCTTAATAGCTTCCATCGGCTCGATCTTCCGGGCCTCGCGTATTTTATTGTAGTGCGCGGCAACCTCTTGTTGAAGTGCTGAGATTTTAGTAAGTATTGCAATATCATTTTCCAGAGTTCCGGTTCCAAGTTCGTCCCGTTTGGTTTTTATTTCGTCAAGCATAGTTTTTAGGGTACGTCCTTTATTTTCGCCGCCTCCACCGTCTACAACTTCTACCACCTTTATGGCTTCTTTTGCTTTCGCCGCCACTTCTCCCCACAACTCTGCTCTTATTTTCAAGGCGGCTTTTTGCTGCTCCTCGTTTCTCAGAGCGGTATTACCTAAATCCAGCTCTGATTCTTTCAGGCTCTTTAGGAATTCATTTAATTGGTTAAGTCTCTCATCCTTATCTTCAATTCCAAGAATATCTCCAAGCTTTATTTGCTGCTCTGAAAGCCCCTGTTTCGCCTGTTGAACAATTTGATTCACGTATTTGTCATAGCCCTGCTGTACTCCTGCATCAGGTATAAATGGTGCTACCAAATAGTTTTTTATTCCGTTAAAGAATCCGCCGCCTGTTGTTACCTGCATCGCCTTAATTCGGTCACTTATGCCCCTGACAATAAAACTTTGGTCAGCGTCGGCACCATTCGACAAAAGCGCGTCCATGAAATTAGCAATGTTTGTTGATTCCTCTTTTGCGGCAGTGCCTAAATCCCGAATCTCTCTAGTCCACTTGTTATGCACTACCGACCATTTATTGTCAGCCTCCTGCATCATCCTATCGTAGGCGGTTTCCATTGATCCGGCGGCTTTGGTGGTTTCGTCCAAGTCTTCAGCGGCTCCCTTTGCTTTTTCGCCTGTCATGGCCAGTACGGCGCTCATGCCTTCCACGTCGGGTATCAGCTTTTTAAGCGCGGTGGCGCTTCCGCCCGCCATTTCGGCAATCTTGTTCAATCCTTCCTGATAGGTCATGGTTTTGCTCCAACCATCGCCCAGCGAATTATTCATGTTAATGATGGAGCTCCTAATCTGGGTCATGGCCTGAGCCGTTGGAGTTCCTTGCTTGGTAATTGTTTGGAGAGCCGCGAAAATTTCATTAAGGCCGATTCCGTTGGCTGATGCAAGTGGCGCAACCTGGGCAATATTTGAGGCCAGTTGAGAGAAGGTAGTTTTACCACGCTCAACCGTTTTAAACATAGTGTCGGCAACCGAATTGGCCTGATCTGCTGATAAACCCCAGGCATTAATAACGGTGGTCAACCCATCAGCTGCCGTTAGTGTATCGGTTACCCCTGCTGTGGCCGCCTTCGATGCGATCGAAAGTAATTCAAGCCCGGCAGCTCCGTCATGTCCGGCTGACACAATCTGATAATAAGCCTTAGCCAATGTTATAGCATCATCGGGACCATTGGCGGCCAAATCGACAATGCTTTGCGAAATACCCTCAAAATCATCCTGAACGGCCTTTGAAATAGTTTGTACTTCGCGCATAGCCATGCCGTAGGCCATTTCAAAATCATAAGCTTCCTGTGCCAGTTGCTTAAATTTAAAAGCGGCAGCAACTGCGGCAGCGGGTCCAATAAGGCCGGTAATACTTAACCCAACGCCGTCGAGCATTTTATCAATGCCGCCGAAGCCACCTTTAAAAGCATTGCCGGTTTTAACGCCTTCCTGTTGCGCGGTGGTGGTTATCCCCCGGATACCTTGTTTCATCTTTTCGGCCTCTGCCTGAAAATTGATGTTCTTAAGGGCAAATTCTATATCAACTGGTCCAATGGAATTTCCTGACACGGCTTATTGGTTTAGATTTTCGTTCATGATTTCGGTTTTCTCGGCACTCCCGCGGCTAGATCCGTATTCGTATTGATAAATTGTGGCAACATATCCGGCCAAACCGCCGACCATGGCGGTAACCGCCTGTTCGTAGTTACCCACAACGAGTAGCGCGATCAGCACAACCAGGAAACCCACGATAATTATAATTGCCAGCTTCTGGCGAAAGCGCTCTCTGGCATATTTATACTCCTTATCCCTGTCCATACCCAAATTTATTTATAGAGCATCCACGCCCTGTTTCTGTAATAGTCATCAACCGAATAAACCCGTCGCAAAACCTTTGCTTTAACTACCCTTTGAACCGGATAATCATTCGTTCCGTAGGTTCTCGCGGCGGTTTTTGTTCCGTATTTCCACGGAGCATACCAAAACGTATCTTTCAATAGTTTATCGGAATAGCCGCCTGCCATTGCCTTATACATTTCGAAGTTCAACCCGCTCACCTTCGGGTTTACAATTGTTGCTTTGCCAAACTGTACAATTTCCACAACAATAGTGTCGTTGCAGTACTTTTTGTATAGCTCGTAGTCGGCCTTATCGGCAACTTTTAGGTAGGTTATGGTTTGCGATTTCGCAGTTGAAGTAAAAATCAAAAACAAAATCAGCATAATAGTTTTTAACATGATGTAGAATTTAGGGTTCACAGAAATCGTCAAGAAATTCGTTCTCGGTTTTTTTAACCGCCCCTGTCACATAGCGCGGAGCATCGGCCAGCATCATTTTGAGGTTTGGCCAGGTAATGCCATCCATAACGTATTGGTAAGTCCACCCGGTAGCCTCGCAGATAGACCAGATCATTCCCCAGGGGCTATGGAGGCCTACTGTTCGGCCTCTTGACTCCCCCGCTCTTTCGGACTCAGATTCTTCGGAGTCATCATCGTCACCGACAGACCCTTGAACAATCTGATAGTAGTCGTAAAATCCTGATAACGGCTCATCAGCATGATGGTGACCGTAATTTCAAGTAAACGGCTATTGGTAAGCCTCGAAAACAGCCACGTACCAAGCATCCTTGAGAACAAACGGTTTCTCCACTTCCCGTTCAGTACATGAACCGCCACGATATGCGAAACGGTTGTACTGTGTTTCGATATGAGTTCGAGCGCGGCATCCGGTTTTCCTTCAGTAAGCGCGTCGAGCGAAAAGCCTTCGCTCAATGCCAGATTAGTAGCCGTGTGCATCGTTCGCAGATAGGGCTGATAAATGGTTATATCAATCGTTTTTTTTCCGAACAGGCGCAAAAAACGCGGGGCGGGTAGTGGAACCCTTACCCCGCGTTCGAGAATAACTTCAGATGCCCGACGTTGAATTTCGGCAGCGTCCATACGCTAAACGACTGGCGTTTTGTATTTCTTAACAGAAGCAACGCCCGCCTTGGTTGGTGCTAAAATATAGCCCTTCAACTTAATGCGGTTGACCTCTTTCTTCGAGAATTTCCAGTTCATCGTGTTCGCAAAGCGCAGGCGTGGAATGTCAATTGTTTCGCCTGTTTTGGTTTTAATGCGAACCGAGCGCTCAATTACTGCGGATGTTGCGGGGCCGTCCCATACTGCGGTATCTCCCGCTCCGGTTAGCGTTCCGCCAAATGCTTCATAACAGGCCTCCGGAGATGTTTCAATAATTTCCCACTCAAGTGTTTTTGTTGTTTTACCAACAATTACTTCCTCAGGGTCATCGTTTTCTTCAGAGTTTATCTCTACAATTTCGGGCTCTCCCTGTGCCAGTACACATGAGTCCTGGTAAGTTACTCCGAGCGCGTAGAGTGCGGCATCGGCAGCCATGTCGCCATCTACGGCAATAGGGCCAATTTCAATAGACAGAAGCCCGATAGATCGTTTTTTTGGTGGTGTAGCCATTTTTTTATGATTTAGAAATGATTTTTTTAATGATTGAAATGGGGTTGAAACCCAGTTTAAAAGCCATTGCAACAACGGCTATGAATACAAGCGAAAACAGAATACCCTTAAACCAACTTCTCATTTCAGCCAGTGCGCCTTTCATGCGGCTTTCCTTCACCTGGTATTCTGTCACTTCGCTTTTATAGTTCGAAATTGTTCGTTCGAGTACAGTTACTTTTTCTTCAAGCTCTTTACAAACTGCGGTGGCTTTTATTTCTCCCTTATCTGTGATCTGTAAGTCAACTTTTGCGCGCTTTCCCTCAATGGTAACTCTCGCCTGAACGACCTTATAGGCCGTAGGAGGCAGTAATATTGCAGAGGATGTGGGTGCAATGACAATCGGCAGCGTGGCAGTAACCGAATCAGCGGCGATGTGGACAACCTTTTCCGTCAACACATCCGAGATTACTGTACTGTCGCGTTGCAGATTTTGAATAACCTGCCGCTGAGGGCGGCAGGCCATCAAACAACTAACTAATCCAATTATGAAAAAAAAATTACGCATCGCCTTTTTTAATTTCTTCTTTTATTTCCGCAACTGTCGATTCAAGGTTATCGTGCGATATCTTGTCTAACAATTTCAATATTTTCTGATTGGTACAATTCAGCTTCTGAACGTCTTTTCGTAGCGCTTCAACCTGCTTCGCAACTGCATCGTATCTTTCGTTCGATGCCATTAATTCGGTCTTCAGGCTTTCGGCCATTTCGCGCCAGATTTTAATCGCTTTCTCAACATTGTCGAGCTCTGTGCTTTCTGCAGTTGCTTCAGCTCCTTTGGCTTCGGCTCCTGCTTTTTTGCGTTGAGCCCGGAGGGTGAGCAGCGTGATAATAAAACCACCACCGAATATCAAGTTCAGAGCTATCGAAACCACGTCCATCCAACCATATACCATTGTCTTAAACTTTCTGTTGATACAACCTTATTTCAGCCTCTCTGCGGGTAATTAAACCAGACAGCGGCTTACCCCCTGAATTTTTCCACCGCCGGAACTCAACCGGAATATTGGACGAATCAGGATTAACTTTAATCATGCTTAACAAGGTAGAGTTCAGAAACGCGGTGAAACCAAGGTTGTAGATGAAATCGACTAAGGCATCAAACTGATTTTGACGAAGACGAAGGTTCAAACCGTTTAACCGGGTTTCAATACCCGTTACGTGTTTGGTCAACATCTGGGTGGCCTGGGCTTCTGTTACTACCATTCCGGGAGTTACCCCGGCTGTAGTGCCGTAGCCAATCGTCCAAACTCCGGCGGGGCATTTATAAGCCTCTGCCCGAAATCCTTCAGACTGTTTGATTAGTGCGATGCCTTTAGTGCTGGTTTTCATTTAGAATAGGGTTAAGCTTTTCCAAAGTTTTTATACGTCGTATAAAAACTTTGAAAAGCTATTTAAAACTATGCAGCATCATCCTGTACGATCGCCAGCAATCCTTCAACGCCATTTCTCATCGGGCGGCCACCGGCACGCACCAGGAATGAATAGATGTCAGCGTAGTATAGCGGATTGTTAATAGAATCGAACATTACGTTTTCGCCCATTGCGCGGCATACGCTGTTTTCGTGCCATGCCAGTACAGCGGCGTGGTCGGTTGCTGCTCCCGCGGCAGTCCATGCCTTAGCGGCAAGAGCGGTGGTGTAGCGTCCAGATTTAGAGCGCATCATGATGTTGAAAGTATGGAGCTGCCCCAATATACCTTTGGCAACATTAACGGTAGAATGGAATGCCATAGACTCCTGAGCAGTAAGGCTGGCAATTAGCTGCCCGTACATTACGGCATCAACCAACATGTAGCGGTTTTCCTGCGGAACATCTTTCGCGTTGAAATTATTCATAGCGGCCAAAACGTCATCCTTAGTAAACGCCTTTCGGTTTCCGGTAGCAGATGGAACATGTCCAACAACGGCGGCTCCGGTTGTTCTGATTACGTAGTCAGACGATGGGGACCATTTTAAGATAAAGTCGTTCGACACTTCCTCAATCAGTTTCGCTTTGTCTTGTTTTAAAACCGATTCGCGCTTGTTATAGCTCAGCTCAACAGATTCAGCGTTCGAGATCTTAATCGGATCGGTGGTATACTCATCAACGCTAAATGTTAAATCAACGTCGGTGCGCGCCGATACAGCGGCAGGAAATTCAGTCCGGTTTTTGGTTACTCCGGAAGCGACTCCCGCATTCGGGATGTGCACCGTTTTATTGGTTACGAACTCGTCTGCGTTGAATGCTTTCGACAAAAACGAATTGTCGGCAAATAAGCCTTCAACAATAGAATTTAACCAGATTTCTTTCTGGATCGCCATCTGCAAACCGCCGCCGCTCAGCAGCAAACTGCCGGCAAAGCCAAGTGCGAAAATCGCCATTACACTAAAACCAGAAGCCAGCGAGATAGACATCGCCACAATCAGGTTGTAAAGGAAAGAGGTTAACCCTCTTGAAAATTTACGTTTCATTGTATAAAAAATTAAAGTTTAAAGTTTAAAAATCAACTGTTTCTGGTTACTAGGCCTTAGGTTTGCAACCAAATCGTGTTTCAAATTTTTCGGCATATAAGTCAGGGAACTTATCTTTCAGCTGAACCAGCTTTCCAGACTTATCAAGTTCGTCCCAACTCTTTTGCGTAAAGTCGGCCAATTCTACATTCGTAGTTTCTTTACCGGCTTCAATTTGCCTGGTAACCGATCCGCGCTGTGGAATAGCTTCGAGGGTTTCCTTCGCGTTCTCAAAATCAGCATCGAACAATTTTATAAAATTGCCTTTACCTTTTGCATCAAGTCGGCCATCTTTTACGGCAGCGTCAATCAGGGCAATCGCTTCAGCCGAACGTTTTGATTTTTCGGCGGTGTTCAGTTCGTCAATGCGGCTGGTAAGCGTTGCATTTTCAGCCTGAAGCCTATCTGCATTGCTAATGATCGCATTAATTGCGGCAGTTCGTTCGGCATCTGTAGCCGTATCTGCCAATTTTAGAATCTTATTCAATTCATCCATTTTTCTTTTATTTGGTGTAACTTCTGTTTTAATATCCATTAACTTAATCAAATCATTCAGATCTTTCACGTCAACCTGTTTTCCCGATTCACGGTCGTAGAAATACATGGCGTTATGGTTCGACCCGATAGGCACAATTGAGGCTTCACGAACGGTCCACTTAGTAACTACCGCTATACTTTCTCCTAATTTGTCAGGATTTGGCTCATAGTCTATTTCCTCCGGAGCCCAGGAGCCAATCGAGGCCATACGCACAAAATCGCGGTCGACCTTACCCTTTATTTTAGCGGCCTTCTCGTCCTGTTCATCAAATACCGGATCGGCTAAAATCTGGGTTCCCTCAACGCGGATGTTTTCCCATCGGCCAATTGGCATGTCGTAATCATTGTGCATAAGCAGCATGACCGGATTCTTTTTGAATTCGTCGAGGTTTGCGCCCGAGGTAAGCATCTTAAACCCTTTGGTATTTTTCGACTCGTCGTGAAGTACAAATGACTTTCCCATTTAGCTGATTTGAATTGATTGTGCGTTAAATTGAACCGAAAGTAAATCATTGAAAACCCTTGCTACAACTTTCTTATTAACCGTTAAAGATTATGTTTTAACCCTTAATAGCATGGTCGCTTTTCGCGCGGGTAAATTGTAGATTTCGGGCAAAATCTATAAAAATGGCAATGACAAAAAAGGAGGCCAGCCAAAAGCGCGATCTGGCTAAAATGCTTTTCCTGCACGAAAATCTCACTCAAAAAGAAGTTGCCTCACGTGTGGGCGTTTCTGAAGTAACCGTTTGCAAGTGGGCTAAGGCCGATGCCTGGGACGGAATGAAGGTTTCGATTACGATTACCAAAGAGGAGCAGCTTAAAAACCTCTATCGCCAGCTTTCGGCTATCAACGAAGAAATTGCTTCACGTCCTGAGCGCCGTTTTGCAACTACCTCGGAGGCCGACTTGATTTGTAAGTTAGCCAACGCCATCGATAAGATGGAAACCGACATAGGGGTGAGTGATATCGTTTCGGTTGGTAAAAAGTTTATTGACTGGCTCCGTCGGTTCGACCTGAAGAAAGCGCAGGAGTTTGCCATACTATACGATTCCTTCATTAAAGACAACCTGCGATAATGGTTAAGCGACTCAAACCGGATGAACGTTATGCGCTGATTGATTGGGAGGCTGCAAAAAAAAGTATATTGGAGGCAACTACGGTTGACGATGGCGAGACGCACTCTGATAAGTTGTTGCGTATCGCCAGGCTCGAGGCTGATGATGAGGCGTGGTTCAACTATTATTTTCCGACTTATTATAAGAGCTCACCGGCACCCTTCCATAAAAAGGCAACAAAGCGGCTGTTTAAAAATGATCGATGGTACGAGGTAAGGGCGTGGAGCCGCGAACTGGCCAAATCGGCACGTGCTATGATGGAGGTCACCAAGCTTGCATTAACCGGCCAGATTCGAAACGTACTCCTCATTTCGAATAGCCAGGATAATGCCGAAAGATTACTGGCTCCCTTCATGATTAACTTCGAAAATAACAGGAGAATCATTAACGACTATGGAGCACAGGATAAACCCGGCAGTTGGGAAATAGGCGAATTCACATTAATGTCAGGCTGTGCCTTCCGGGCATTGGGAGCCGGACAATCACCCCGCGGTACCCGTAACGAATCGTTCAGGCCTGATTTTATCCTGATTGACGATATCGACACCGATGAAGAAACCCGCAATCCGGAGCGAATTGAAAAGAAGTGGAACTGGATAGAACAGGCGTTAATTCCTACCGTGTCGGTATCGGGAAAATACCGGATTTTATTCAATGGAAATATCATCGCTCGCGATTGTTGCATCTCCCGGGCAATTGAAAAGGCCGACCATGTTGATGTGATCAATATCCGCGATAAAAACGGAAAATCGACATGGCCCGATAAAAACTCGGAGGCTGATATAGACAAAATACTTTCGATGATTAGCACGGCCAGTGCCGAAAAAGAGTATTTCAATAACCCGATCAGCAACGGCGATATTTTTAAGGAAATGCGCTGGGGCAAAGTTCCGCCCCTTCAGAAATTTAAGTTTCTGGTAGCTTATGGCGATCCGGCACCTTCGAACTCGACAAACGGCAAAGGCAGTTATAAGTCCATCTTCCTGATGGGATTTTCTGAAGGCATATTTTATGTGTTTACGGGGTTTCTCGATCATGTGGTTAACTCCGTGTTCGTGGATTGGTATTATAATTTGAGGGACTATACCGGCGATAAAACACAGGTGTATAATTTCATCGAGAATAACAAACTTCAAGATCCTTTCTTCGAACAGGTGTTTATTCCGCTGTTTACCGAAAAGGCTAAAGAAAAAGGTATGATCGGCATTGTTCCCGACACCCGCGCAAAGCCCGATAAGTTCAGCCGTATCGAGGGAAACCTCGAACCCTTGAACCGTTTGGGTAAACTAATCCTGAACGAAGCCGAGCGCAGCAACCCACACATGAAACGGCTCGAGGAGCAATTCCTTTTGGTTAATCCAAAACTTTCGGCACCGGCCGACGGACCCGACGGCATTGAGGGAGGAGTCTGGATCATCAACCAAAAGATCGCTGCTTTGATGCCCGACTCATTCAAAATTGGTTCTACTAATCACAATCATAAAAAACGATTTTAAATCATGATTAAACAACTTTTCATCAGCCTTTATATCCGGTTTAAAGGACGTGACGCTGCCAAAAACCGGGCGATCAAAAAAGCGAAGAAACTTCATCTTGAATCGGGTTATAACAAATACGACCGGAAGCATTACCGTGTGTATTTTCTGAAAAACAAGTATGAGGTATTAACCCGATCCGACCTTCAGTTAAAAAAGCATTCCGGAGAGTTCGGATGGCAGGTGAATAGCACCTCAATGAAACCGTTTTGTTTTTACGACACGGCAACCGATAAAGTTTATTCACGCTTAAAAACAGTATAGTTATGAGTTTTTTAACACAAGAGGAACTAAAGACACATCTGTATGCTGAAAATATAGATGTGATCACCAGGGAAGACGACACGCTCGTTGTGGCCGCCATTGATGCTGCTACCCAAGAGGCAAAAGGATATCTGGGAGCATTTGACCGTGACGCTATTTTTGCTGCGGAAGGTGAAGCCAGAAATGCACTACTTCTCACATTCATAAAAGACATTGCCGCATGGCATCTGATCAATCTATGCAACGCCGGGTCAGAGATGAAACTACGACAGGATCGCTACGAACGTGCCATCGCCTGGTTGAAGGATGTACAAAAAGGAAACGTATCTCCTGATCTGCCTATACCGGCCACCGATCCGGTTGGTACAATAGTTTTTGGCAGCAACGAAAAACGCAATCAACATTTTTAAGATATGGTAACAACTACTAAAAAGCAGCCTAAAGCAGCTACAAAAAAACAACCGGTACAGGGAGCAACTATGCAGATCGTAATCAAACCTCCAACACGTAAAGCCTCCGATGTTGCGGCATGGAGATCTGCGCTGCAAAGTGCCGACATGGGTCGGATCAAGGCATTATATGACCTGTACGATGATCTGATGATTGACGGGGTTTTAGCCGACGCGGTCGACAAACGAATTGGTGCAGTGACCAACTCACCCATCACTTTTCAGGACGCGGACGGACAGGAAGTCACCGAAATTGTTAATCTGATCGATTCGCCAGACTTTGAAGAATTGCTCACAACAATTATGAACGCCAGGTTCTGGGGAAGGGCAGCCGGTGAGTTTAGTTTCGCCGACGGTTTTTTTAACTTTACTCCAATTCCGTTTAAGCACATCAAGCTTGAAAATCAAAACATACTGATCAACGAAACGGACGATAAAGGCATCGACTATTCAGTTGACGACCAGATTTTAGTAATCGGCAAACCGCGCCAATTCGGGTTGTTCCTAAAAACTGCACCATTCGCTATCTGGAAGCGTGGCGGATTTGGCGACTATGCGCAATGGCTCGAATTATTTGGAATGCCTCAGCGTGTTGGGAAGTATTCAAGCTACGATCCTGAAAGCCGCAGGCTACTCGAACAAGCAATGGAACAAGCCGGATCGGCTCCGTGGATCGTAATCCCCAAAGAGGCCGATGTTGAAACGACCAACTCAGCGAGCTCAGGCAGTTCAGGCAGTACGCACAATGAGTTTAGGAAAGCTTGCAACGAGGAAATGCTGATCACCATCCTTGGTCAAACCATGACCACGCTCGACGGATCGAGCAAAAGCCAGAGCGAAACACACAAAGCCGTTGAAGAGGGAAAGAACAGGGCAGACATGCGTTATGTTCGTAGAATTCTGAACTGGCTGGTAGTGCCATTATTAGAGAAACGTGGGTTTCCGGTAGCAGGAGGAAAATTTATATTTCCAGAATCGACCGAGGAATTGGCCGTTGCCGATATCGTTTCATTGAGTGACATTATGGAAATACCTGCAAGTTATCTTCACGATAAGTTTAGCATCCCGGTTCCGGAGGAAGGTGAGGCAATTGCACGGAAACAACAGCAACAGCCTCCCCTAACCCCTCCGAAGGAGGGGGACAAAAAGCCGAAAGAAACTGCACCTGTTAAATTAAACGACAACAATGAACAAAGCGATCTTGAAGCCTCACCCTCCGGGGGAGGTTTGGAGGGGGCTTCCGGATTCTGGAAAGGGTTTTTCAGTTTTTTCGCCTCGGCCACGGGGAGCGTGGCAATAAAGACTGGAGCACACCTCACACCGATTAACCTAAACGATGCTGGTGAATTCAATGATCAGCAATTTTTAAAACGGTTTTACGACCATCAGCCAGATTTTGACATTGAGCTATTCAATCATACGGCCTCAAACCTAATTCAAAAATTTAGAGCAGGATGGAAGAATAAGGCGGTTGAATTGGCCGATGTTGGTTTTGATTATGGGCTTACCAATGAGGTTGCACAAACGATGATGGAAACAAACCTTTTCCATTTTTCGGCAGCCAAAACATTAGCAGAGTGCCAGGAACTAAACAGCATCTTCAGGGAGTCGAAAGGCTTTGATGACTTCCTTAAGAAAGCACAGCCTAAACACGACATTTTTAATAAGACCTGGGCGGAGGCTGAGTATGACACTGCCGAATTGACCGCTGAAAGTTCGGCCACCTATCACCGGCTAAAGGCTCAGACAGATATCTTCCCATTTTGGCAGTATACAACAATGGCTGACGGAAAGGTGCGCGATTCACATGTACCGTTGCATGGTCTTACTCTTCCGGCCAGTGATCCGCGCTGGGGTAAGATATACCCGCCAAATGGTTGGAAAGACCGCTGCTATGTAGTAGCCAGAACCAAGAGCGAAGGAAGCGCAGTTAAGCTGAAGGAAGAACAGGCAAAAGCCGATACCTACCTCGGCTCCGGTGAGTTTAAAAAGGCCGCTGCACAGGGTTGGGGAGTTAACCGGGCTGAATTAAAGCAGGTATTTACCGAGAATCAGATGTACATTAAGAAGTTTCCCGGCAAAGCTTCAAAAGGAATTAGTAACCTGACCGCTCCGGACTACAATTTGCCTTCGATAAACTCAGGTACCAAGGCTGCTTCCGGCGCAGTCTCAAAATATACCGGCGATGCTGAAGCGTGGTTTAATGCACAGGAGAAACAAGTGGGCGACCTTATTCTGAAAGATTACAACAACCGGCGATTGGTGATGACTTCAGATAACTTTAAAACGCATACAACTGGGAAAAGAGCCGGAAGGGTGGAGTATCTGGATGCCATGAAAGAAACGCTGTTGAAGCCGG